AAATGGTCGGCATGATAGGATTTGAACCTACGACCCCTGACACCCCATGAAACCGATTTTAAGTTATATAACACTTTGATTATAAATGTAAATAATGCATTTGTATGTGATTGCATACAGTGCTAGATATACATAATATGCATTATAAGAATCAATGAGTTAAAGGGGGTTTTACCACTATGCTCATACCTGTTAGCTCAGGTTTGAGCTAATAGGTTTTGTAGGTACAATATAGCTAAACTTGACGTTCTAAGTGAAAAGTGGACATTGTATTCGCAAGATAATATGAAACCATTGAAGATGAATGATTTTTCCCTATTTAAATTAGGTAGTACTAATTGTCGCTAATATTATTAGAAATTTCACCTAATCAGACTGATTAACAAAAAATATACGATATCAAATAATTAAATTAGTTTTTTGGTATATTATATTCATTCGTTAAAACACAGTAATCCGCTTTTTCACAGAAATTAAACTACCATTTTACTGTGTTTGTATATTGCTTGATTTTTTAAGCATGATAATAATAGCTGTGTAATGAAATTCGTCTAAGGGAGCAGTTATGAAAAATCCAAGTATTGATAAGCTTCAGAAACAGATAAAAGAAGTGGAACATGCAACAGTAGCGCTGGATGGTAGTTATAATGTTAATTATGATGCGAATGATCTAGTTAGTATTGAAAATGCAATTCAGGAAGCATACAGTTTAGTTGATGAACGAGCTTCACAGTACCAAACAAATCCTCTCGTCATACCCATAATAGAACAGGTGAAAGAAAATCTGCGAGAGCAGATACTCAATGATGCTGAGCAACAAAGAAATGGGGTGAAGAAAGATGACTATTGATATTTTTCAGTCACTGAAAAATGCAGTATTCGATTTACAGCGTGCTGATTTTCAGAACTATCATCAGCCTCTTAAACAGCTAGCACGTCTGCTGAAATCGGATGAATTAATCAATATTAATAATTCATTAATACAGGATGTTAATATTGATGACTTTCTGGCTTCAAGCTATGCCACAGAATCAAGCATGGCGGGATCTGCAACGCTTTGTTGGCCTGATGAACCATTAGAAATTCTCGGGATCAAGTTGCTTTTAATTGAAAAAATGGCTCAGGATGAAGATTTTACCTTTAATTTCTGCCATAAATTCTTTTATGATAGAAAGGTAATTGAATCAATAAGGAAATTTACTTCATCCTGCCTCGTTACTTTTATACGTGATTACCAGCTATATGCTCAGAATCAGTCAGAACCTAAGCCCAAGGTAATACAAAATATCTCTCGTAAGATATTTATTGTTCATGGACACGATTCTGCAACACTTCATGCAGTGGCTCGTTTTATAGGTAAGATTGGCTTGGAAGAAATTATTCTTTCTGAACGGCCAGATGGTTCGAGAACGATAATTGAAAAATTTGAAGAGGAATCTGGTGACGCTAGTTTTGCTATCGTACTGATGACGCCTGATGATAATGGAAATGCCGTTGCATCGGAAAACCTAAAGCTTCGCGCTCGCCAGAACGTTCTTTATGAACTAGGCTACTTTACTGGCAAGCTAGGGCGGGGGAAAGTTATGGTGCTGAAAAAGGGTGATATAGAAATACCTTCAGATCTGGCCGGTGTCCTATATACGGAACTTGATGAACATAATGGCTGGAAACGAAAACTTATAAGTGAACTGGATTATGCTGGAGTTCCATTCGATAAAGCTAAAGCTCTCATTGCTTAAAACTATGTTAAGTTAAATTAGGTCGCAAAGCGACCTTTTCTGCTGATAGTTTGGCTACCTTTAATTTATTAATTCCTAGTATTTGAAACATCCGCTTTTGGCACAGAATAACCTGTTAATTAGAATTGACCTGCCATAATACCTGTTTTAGGTCAAATCTAAGCTAATAAAACTCAAGCGATTTCACAATGTGGCACTTCAACCCATTGTACATGATTTTCAGTATAAATTTTTGTCGACTCCGCATCACTGTGAGCCATTCGAGCTTGAGGATCAAAACCACGCTGTTTAAACATAAAGGCCGCCAATGCTCTTATTTCATGAAAGGTTGGTCTTTCATCTAAAGGTAAATGACTGGCAACACCCACTCGATCACGTAATGCTGAAAATGCACGGCTAAGGTAATCAGGTGCGACTTGTGTTGGATGATTCACTTCTTTACTCACCTTATTTGGGATACGAGTAGGTAGCCTATGCACAATATAAGGGCTTGCCACATTGTCACGGCTATTATCGATGATTTCCTTAAGCGCTTTACCTATGGGGATCGCAATATGAGATGCCTCTTTATGTTGCACTTTTTGTCTGTGAATATAAATCATCCCGTATATTCCATTTAAGGGTTCTTCATACCATAAACACCCACAGATGCCTTCTTTGGGGGCTTTGATATTGTATTTTATGCGTGACACTTCAAGCCTTGCTTGTGTCGTTTGCAACGCCAGATCCATTGCTGTCCTTAACCAAGGTTCTGCAGATGCTCGAATTTTAAGAAAATCATCATAAGATAATCTTCTACGTTTTTTCCCATCGACTCTTTTCATTTTTTTACGTTCAGCTGGGTTATCAAACATAAGAGACTCATCCATTGCGTAACTAAAAATTTTCTTTAGAAAACTTACCTTACGATTTTGTACATTAGCAGAAGCATCGGCATGATATTCATTAATATAGCCATTTACATGTTCCAGTGAGATTTCATTTGCGGGGATATCTTTAAAAAAGATCTTAATTCTTTCTAAGTCATTAACCCAGTTACTAAGTGTACTGTCTGATGGTTTCTCATCATTAGTTATCCGCAAAAATAACTTATCTAAATGTTCTGAGAGAGGGAGGGCCTCTCCATATTGCCCTCCCGAGTCAATAATTAATGAGTTAACAGAAACGCATTTTTCTGGTCGCATAATATTGTTGTATTCTCTGGCTATTGCGATAGCTTTTGCTTTATCTGCACCAATGCATTTTCTTAAACCATTAGTTAATGTAAGGCGATATTGTTTAACTGATTTATCAAAATAAAGAAAGTCAGGTAGATGCCTAAATTCCTTTCTTCTAGGTCTACTGGCCATATCACGAAGCCCTTATTAACTCATCGACACATGAAGAAATAACGGACTCGATACCCCAACGTTCGGATGAATATACCCAAACAGAACAATCAACGATTTTGCCTTTTAATAAGCCAGTTTCTACCCATTTTTTTATGGTTCTATTATCTGGAATAGAACCTATTTCAAATTCTCGTTTAGCCCACGCACTAGCCTTCATCAGTTTTCCGCTCATTTTGGTCTTGCCTCATCATCAATAAAATAAGTCGGTCTGCTGTATCACAGGAGTGTTTGATTTCAGCGTCAGTGCATGGTCTATTTCTTACACTGAACGCTAACCGACCTAATTTAATATCAAAACTTGTTAATAATTGGTTCCCTGGTTTCCAAGGTGTTAATAATTTCATGGTGGTTACCCATTGGTCTTGAATAAACCACCATGCTAATAACAACGAAAAGTAAAAACTGATTATGCTTAATCAACTTTTTACCCGAATAATTCCCTCCACTGGATAGCACTCTGCAATTTTCCCTTTGGTCGAGAGCAATTCCTTATCAATTAAACAATTTTGTTCATTGGGATAAATATAACCGTAGGGCTCAAACTGACAACTCACCGAACTACATATCAAAAGGAATAAACCAAACATTATTGTTCACTCCTTTGTTGCTCAGCGGGAGTGAGTTGAAGTTCAATTTTGATGTGTGCTGGAAAGTCGTATGAAACATGGCAACGTCTATCTGTTGAAACAAAGCCATGTGTACCATCAGGTAATGTGATCTTTACGGCTTGGTCTTTTTGTTGAGAGTGTCTAAGCATTGGTCTTGCCTCTTTGTGACATGTCACTTAATGAATAATAGCTGTATTTATAGGGTGCCCCAGTTGTAGCAATAACGCTTTTTGCATTGATGAAAGTGCTTGCTGTTCTTGCTCTGTGACATTTTTTGTTGATGCTGTAGACCATTCGATACTGCATTTATTGGTTGCTTCATCATGGGTAATAACAACTTCTAACTTCATGGCCATAACGTTTATCTCCTGATAATGCGCCCAATAAAGGGCGCTATTATGAATTAACGAACCATTAATGATCGGTCACCAACTTCTAAGTGAGCACCAGGTATTTCAATTCCGTTTTCAAGCGCTTCTTTGATGCCTTTTTTATCAGGCGCGGTGATGGTTTGAACATCAACCAACTCATCCGGTAATAAAGCCTCATTGTCGATAATGACTCGAACAACACCAGCTCTAGCAGTGAATGTATTTTTTGTTGTTTTTAATTTATCTAATCCTGAAGCCAATAAGCAGTTAAGAGCATATTTCTTTAGGTTTTTAGCTTGGTTTTCGAATGATTTTTTACGATCAGATAAACGTTTAGATTCTTCATCCAGTGTTTTAGCTTGACCTTCGATATTGCGAACGTGATGCATAATTGCATCCAATTTATCACCTAGCTCGCCCTCGATACCTTCCAATGTATCTGCGATATCTTCAGGAGAGAATTCACCTGTTTCAACGAGTTGCTGTAATTTTTCATAATTGGTCGCCAGTGCGATAGCAGTAGTTTTGGTCATTAGATTGCCTCTTCTTTCTGTTTCAGTTTGTCTAAACACTCTTTTTCGATTTGGTTTAATCGACGTAAACGGCCGGACAAATACTTCTCGTAATCTTCGTCACGACGTTCTTGAGCTGATTTAATGTGTGCAGAAATTTCGCGTGTTAATGTTGATGCAATACCTCGTAATTCATTTGCTGTAACAGCACTACGCATCACTTCTGTATGTTTAGTAAATTTCTCGTCTAACTCTTTGCGAATACGTGTGATATCTTCCGCTTTTTCACTGGCATTTTTGATTTCAAACTCAAGCTTATTGCTTACTATATATTCAGGGTTATCATGCATACCCATAAAGACATCAGAGCTAAAACCAAGCATTGATAGGGCTTTTTTGATGGCATCAGTGAGTGATTTTTTAATAACTTCACCGTCAACCTTAATGCCATAGTTAGTTTGATAGCGGTATGGTGTTGCACCATAACTTTCAAACTCACCGCGGGTTTCACATTCGATGATGTACCAAAAACGGATCTTAATTGAGTGGTTTTGTTCGCAGAATAACGAGCCATCAGCATCACGTAAAAAACGGGTTGCGACTTGTTTATTACGCTCATCAAGGACAGGTTCTAAAAGAGGCTTTCCATCAATAAATTTTTCTTCAAGGACTTCATATCCCCAACCTTCACCAATAGGACCGAATATTTCAGTTGCACGCATAAACATGTAAGTGCTGTTTATACTGGTCCCCGTAAATCCCACGCCTTCTAATGGCTTAGTAAAGCGCGGGTCTGTACGTTGTACTTGTTTCCAAATACTTAGGTTATTAACGTCACTCGCGTTAAGAACTTCATCAATAACACTGGCACGTTGCTCAAAATTATCTTGTTGTGCTGATGGTGTTTCGGGTTCTTTAGGCTCTACAGTTTGTTCAACCACCGGAGAACTTTCTGTTTTAGGGGCTACTTCTTGCTTTTTACGTGAACGTTTAGGCTTAGTTTCCTTTTCAACGGTACTTTTGCTAGATACCGAAGGGGTATTATCCAATTGGTTAGAGGTGATGCTTTCTTCTTTTTCAGCGTTGCCAGTAGGCTTGTTAATACCTAAATGAAGGTCAATAAATTCTTTTCGCGCATTGGGATTATCTAATAACTCAGGCTGTTTTTTACTTTCAGCTATTAACGAGAAAATCTTTTCACGTGGTATATCCAAGATGCCAGCTGTTGTGCGTAAATCCATTGACCAGCGTTTCCATGCTTTATTATCGTCATCTATCAGTTCTTTGGCTTTTTTTACTTGAGATGCGAGGACATTATTAGGATCAAAGTCATCTAACAGTGCTAAGGCGATTTCAGTATCTATGGTTGAATAGTTACGCTTGATACAAGATGTTTCTTCTTGTTGTTCTGGTTCTTCGGTTAGCCAGCTTTCACCTAATGACTTAGCTTCTTCAACGGTGACATCTTCATTAGCAAACTCATAGATAGCCTGTGCTATTTCCATTGTTTGCTCAGCATCCATCAAAGAAAGTTTTGTTATTTCAGCTAGGCCCGTAGCGATATTACGAATTTTGGGATCTTCTTTTCCTGCCAAATATTCCAGAGCAGTTGAAAATTCATTGTTAGTTATTTGAGTCTTTCCAAATAAAAGTAAACACGCAATTCTGGGCTTCGTTCCTAGTTTTTTGAAATTCTTATATTCAATAGGTTTCCATTGAGTTCCATCAAACTCATTTTCAACAGCAAATTTTTCATCGAATATATCTAAAGTAGGGCAAACAGAGCCGTCAAGGTGTTCGCTAATTAACGGATCATCAGTGTTAAAGTTATCCATAGCTTCTGGATATGCTTCAGATAATTTTACTACTGCAGTCGCTGTTGCAAGTTTTGCATTAGCGGTGTTTAACGCTATGGCCAGCGGTACAGCACCGTTGTTTGTACGAGCCTCGGTCGTAGGCTCAAATACACAGATAAAAGTTTTCATTGGTCTTGCCTCTTAATAAGGGATTTCTTCGTCAGTTTTTGAAATAGGTTTGCCTTCGAAGCAGAGAAGCATTTGGATTTGATCTTCTAACAAGCTTGATTTCATTTGGGCATCAGCAAGAATTTTATCTTGCTCATTGCGTAGAAAATCAATTTCAGCGTGAATGAGAGCAGTTTGAGTTGGCTCTTTAAAAGGAACATCAACAATGTGTTCTGCAATAACAAAACCTAGCCCTGCATTGGGATCGGCTTTAAATGCGTAGGCGTTATATTGGTAAGAACCATCGAACTGTTTTTGAGCATGAATATAGAGTGTGACTGTTAGGCTTTCAGGTTGTGCTTTCATAGCAACTCCTTTAAAATAACGGTGATCAGTGATTTATCATTGGTCTTGCCTCTTCTAGCGTTTGGTCGCGCTAGTAGAACTCCCGATAGCTTTGGTCGGCAATTCGGGGTAAAGGAACCCACTTCTGTGGGTTTTTTTACGTCTAAAATTTGTTGCCCGTCTTTCCGAGCTGTCAGGTCTGCCTTGTAGCTTTGGTCGGTAACTAATTAAATTCCCTGGTATTGCTAAAAAACTTGCCGTTATGCCGTGGTAATAATGACAGGTCGCGATGAGAGTTGTGGTTCTCCTCCGACATAACAGCAAAACTAAATCTGAACACTTACCTAAACACTTGCTGTGTTGTTTTTGGTTGCTTTAATATTAGCGTTGCTATTTTAATTGTCAATAGCATTGCTAATATTTTGAGTTAAAAAAAACCACCGTATCGACGGTGGTTGTATGTAACACATTGTTATTTTATGCAAAATCAATCATTTTAATAGGAAGTGATTTTATTACTTTTCCAATAATTCGGAGATCATACATTTCTGACTCTTCAATATAAAACGTTTCATAAGCAGGATTATCTGATTTAACAGCTAGTTTTCTGCCCTTAACTCTTTGTAATCTTTTTATAAATAATGAATTTTCAAAACTAAACACATAAACACCATCGCCATCAAAAAATTCATTATGAGTATCAACAAAAACGACGTCTCTTGGGTTTATTGCTGGAGACATGCTGTCACCGCTAATGTTAATTATTTCAATCCCTTTTAAACTTTTTCTACCGAATAAATCGAATACTTTTTCTGGAGAGAACTCAATAGATTTTATAGTGTCAGGGAATTCGTTATTTATAAAGCCACCAGGGCCTGCTTTTGCATATACATCCATCAGTCTTAAAGTCGTATGTTCATTTTGAGTTGATGTAGAAGAGGTTATTTGTTTTATTTCTTCTTCTTTTCCTGTTCGCCTAACGTAGTCTAACAACGTTTTTAGCTCTGGATTAATATCTTCAGGATCAACTTTCAATAATGATGCGAATTTTAAAATTGTATCAGTGTTTAAGGCTGTTCGGCCATTTAAATACTGACTTACTGCCCCTTGAGTAGCAAATCCCATAATCTCTGCGGCTTTTTCTTGAGTTAAGCCCAGAGATTCTCGTTTTGCTTCCCAAATGTTTCGTAAGTTTCGGGCGGCAATTTTATCTGATTCTGATATTTTTCTGTTCATTTTAGTATTTTATTTGTAATGCTAATAATTATCCAATAGCATTGCTATTGATTTATTAAATTAGCATTGCTAATATTCGGCTATTACATAAGCTGGAGGAAAACATGAAATTAGATCTGTATTTAAAAAAACAAAAAATCAGCCAAACTGAATTTGGGAAAACGGTTGGAGTAACTCAAGGGTTTATTAGTCAAGTTATTGCTGGTAGCTACTACCCTAAAGGTCGAAAAGCTATCGAATGGTCAGCAAAAACCAATTGGTTAGTAACTCCACATGATCTTAATCCAGTTGATTATCCAAATCCTTGGGATGGCTTGCCAAAAGGAGTATTCAGTATTACAGGTATCAAATTAAAAAACTGATTATGCATAATCAATTTTTCTAGCGACAGGAGACGCAAAAATGAATTTTGATATCAACATTATCAGAGCTGAAATTGAGGACTGGGCTGTAGAACAAGGGCAAGAACATGTTGCTATTGAGATTAGCCGAGCTTACTTACGATTAGTGATTAATCAAGAACATGGTCGATTACATGCCATTGAGGATCAAACGGGTAAGGCAGACTGGAAAGCAATCAATAATAACCGGCAACAGATATTCCGTTGGTTACGTGGTGATTCTCGCGCATCTCAAAGAAAAATTGCTGAGTTAATGCCAGCGATTGAAATGGCTCTACCGGCTTCGAGGTTAGCTCGAGTACGCGGAGATACCAAAAACTATTTAGCAACTGTAGCCATTCAGCGTTTTGCTGATGCTATGACTGAAATCTTATTAGAGGGTCGTGACATGTCACACCAAATAAACAATGTAGTACGCGCACTAAATGAGATATCACGCCCGACCAGCGTGCATTAATTCAAGAGGCAAGACCAATGATTAGATCAACTGAAAAAATCACATACCGCAATGGGTTTATGCTGAATGATAAACCTGCTCATATCTCAGATATCCAACATATTTTTGATGGTAGACGCGTTATTGCGTTGTTAATTTGGGAGCAGTATGAGCGAGAAAAACAAAAATTACTGTCAAAAAATTTAACCCCTGAGCAGTACCAAAATGCTTGCCGTAATATAGCTAAAGCACTGGGGGTGTAAAGTGAGAGCATCTGATTTGTTATTAGATTTTGGACGTCCAGTTGCTTATTTCCCTGGGCTAGTAAAACGTTTGGGCAGTGTAAATGCAGTAATATTTTTTAGCCAAATATTTTATTGGCAAGATAAAGCTGACTCTAAATTAGGTGTTTATAAAACATCAGAAGAAATTGAATCTGAGACGGGTTTAAGCTACCGAGAACAGCTTACGGCTAGAAAGCATTTAGTTAGCAGAGGTATTCTGGTTGAGACTAATAAACGCTTAGAGCATAAAATTTATTATCTAATTGACTGTGAAAAATTAGATTATGTCATGTCACAACCTATTGAAAATGCACCAAATGCGCAAAGCGCAACTGGGGAAAGTCACAATAGTGATTTCGCGGAACAACAAAACGAACGACCGCGACAAGACAAAACTGACGGTGGCGATGAAACAAATCCGCAGTTCGATCCTACAGAGATTACTACATATATTACTACAGATATTACTGATGGTACGTCAGGAGAACCTGACGACAAAAAATCGTCATCAAAAATTAAATTGAATTATGAAAATATTATTAATTCATATCACGATATTTTGTCTGATATGCCTGCTATCAAAGTGATGACTGATGAGCGTAAACGGAAGCTAAGAAATTTCTGGATAAAATTTAAATTCAATCAAGAGCGCTGGGAGAATTATTTATCGTATATTGCCAGTAATTGTCGATGGATGATGGAGGATCGAGATAATGGGCGAGGGGGGACATGGCGACGTAAAAATTTAGATTATTTAATTACGGAACGTTGTTATGTTGCTGTCAAAGAGGAGCGTGCTAATGACAAATGATTATTTCACCCCTCCATACAATCTTGAAGCAGAGCAGGCTGTACTAGGTGGCTTGATGATCAGTTCTGATGAAGATAAGCGTCAGCATGTAATATCACTCGTTAAATCAGGATCATTTTATTCAAGATCTCACAGTCGAATTTTTACAGAGATAGTGAAGTTAATAAAATCTGATTATCCAACAGATATCATTACAGTTAGTGACTCTTTAACACGTAGCGGTGATTTAGAAAAAGTTGGGGGATTTGCTTACATAGCGGAGCTTTGTAGATTACCTTCAGTTGCTAACATTGTGAACTACGCTCGGATTGTACGAGATAATGCAATACAGCGTTACGCTATCAATAATCTGAATACTTGTGTAGAGATGCTAATGGCGAATGATGGTCTTGATATCAACAATAAACTATCAAATGTTCAGCAGGTTGTATCAAGCATTATCGAACACGCTAAAACAGGAAAAAGCAAAGGTTTAAGACCTGCTCTAGATGTTGTTGGAGATTGGCTTGATGATGTTGATAGGCGCTTTAGTGATCCTAAAAATGCAGTGGGTTTTACTTTGGGTATAGAGTCACTGGATGAGTTAATGGCTCCCAAGCAGGCATTGAGAGGATCATTAATTGTTGTTGGTGCAAGGCCAAAAATGGGTAAAACCGCATTTTATAATCGTGTTGCAACTCACTTTGCATTAAACCACAAGTTACCCACATTGCTTTTCAGCCTTGAGATGACAGACCGTGGGATCATTGAACGAATGATCTCTCAAGAAGGCGATGTATCTGCAGATATTTTTTATACAGGTACACATGATGATATGGAAATGGCTAGGGCATTAGCCAGAGCAAAAGAGATTGCAGAATCGAATATGTATATCGATAGCACTCCTGGTATTGATCTTAACCATATCATAGCTGAATGTCGCAAGGTTAAACGAGCTAAAGGGCAAGTAGGCCTAATAGCGATTGATTACCTTACCCTTATCAAGGCTGGTCAGGCTGAACGTCGTGATATTGCATATGGTGATATTACTACGGGGTTAAAAAATCTAGCAAAAGAAATGGATTGCGTTGTCCTGTTATTAACCCAACTTAACCGTAAATTGGAAGATAGGGCAGATAAACGGCCAACTCCCGCTGATAGCCGTGATACAGGGCAAATTGAGCAAGATTGTGATGTATGGATTGGTTTATATCGTGATGCTGTTTATAACGATAATGCTGATAAATCGCTAATGGAAATTCTTCTCAGATTAAATCGTGATGGAAATACTGGTACCGCTTATGCTCAGTTGGTGAATTCTTATATTAAAAATATTAGTAAGGGGGAGGCGGAGAAGCTAGCGTTTAAAGGACAGGAAAAAAGGAGGGGCTATTCACAGAAAGAAACACAGGCGTTTTAAATTATTTGAATGTTCTTTAATGTATCATAACTAATATTTATTTTATTAAAAAATAAAGCTAAATAAAGAAAAGTGGAAATATGAAATTTAATATGCAGATTATAATTACTAAAATTGGCTATCTCCATTCTCTATATGTAACACTTAGACTAAGTATTTATAACTAGAAATGTGCACAAATATTTAATAAAGGAAGTTTTTTGTGAAAGAGTTCATGAATATATTGATTCTTTTTGTAAGTAAAGTATTTATGTAATAGCCTTCATTATATTTAAACATATGGAGAATCATAGATGGATGAAAGGCAATCAATTCTAGACATGAGTTCTATTGAAGCTAAGGATTTTTTTATGAAATCTAGTAGCTATTTTTCTGGAGATCTACCTCATTACTTTAATTTTCAACCTTTGCTTAATCAAGTTTTTGATTTATTAGATGGAATTAGTCTTAATGATATTATGCATAGAGATATTAAAGTATGGGATTGTGAACAAGTAAATCATGTAATATTAACTAATAAAGACGGAAAACTTTCATGGCGCCCTTTAGAGTTGATTCATCCTATATTGTATAGCTTTTTAGTTAGAGAAATAACAACCGATGAAAATTGGGATAAGTTAAAAAATCGGTTCAATGATTTTCAGAAAAACACTAAAATAAAATGTTTAAGTATTCCAGTTAAAAGTTTATCAGAAAAAAAGGACCGAGCAGAACAAGTAACTAATTGGTGGGAAAATTTTGAATTAAGTTCTCTTGAAATGGCCATAGATTATGAACTAATGTTCGTAACAGATATTGCAGATTGTTATAGTTCTATTTATACACATTCTATTGCATGGGCAGTTGAAACTAAAGAAGTAGCAAAAAAATTTAGAAAGAGAAAGTTACTTGGTAATACTCTAGATGCTTATATCCAAAAAATGAGATATGGACAAACTAATGGAATACCACAAGGTTCAGTCGTTATGGATTTTATCGCTGAACTGTTATTAGGATATATAGATGAAATGCTTAGTGAAAGAATAACTGATATAGAAGATTATACGATTCTGAGGTATAGGGATGATTATAGGATATTTGTTAATAATAGCAGTGATGGTGAAAAAATATTAAAAATATTATCGGAGTGTTTATCTGAAGTTGGGTTGAAGCTAAATTCATCCAAAACTATTGGAAACTCGGATGTTATAGTTGGTTCAATAAAAAAAGATAAGCTATCATTATTAACCAAAAAAAATAGAGATAGTTTCTTATTAAAACAAGCTCTTATAATAAAAAGTCATTCATTAGAGTATCCTAACTCTGGTAGTTTATTAGGTTTATTAGGTAAGTTTAGTAAAAGGATTTTTCATTTAGAAGATTTGGATATAACGTCTAATGCAATAATTAGCATTATTATTGATTTAGCAGTAAAAAACCCTAAGGTGCAGCCAGTATGCTTTGCCATCATAAGTAAAATATTAACGTTGATGAAAGATGTTGATCGTTTAATATTAATTAAGCGATTAAAAGATAAGTTTGAAAAGTTACCTAATATTGGTTATTTGGAAATATGGTTTCAAAGAGCCATAAAAAATTATGATGATAGCATTGAATTTAACGAACCATTATGTAATTTAGTTAAGGATACTAGTGTTAGAATATGGGACTCATCATGGGTTGGAAGCCGAGAGCTATCCGAAATAATGGAGTCTACATCTATACTAGACATAGACTCTTATAGAGAAATTGATTCGATAATTAAGTTAGATGAGTTTGATTTATTTTCACCCTATTGATTTTTGTTGTATATTAAATTCATTGGTCTGAACACCCAATCCTAAATATTTGCTGTGTCAACTGAGAGTCAAGTATGGCACAGCATAGCTTTATCAAAATGTCTAACGATACTCTTGTACCGGCTAACCCTGTTACGAGAGATTTTCTGCATTCAAAAATCAAGTGTGGTGATGTGCTTTCAGCTAATTTTAAGAAAGCTCGTAACCCTCGATTTCATCGTAAATACTTCGCATTACTCAACTTAGGCTATGAATATTGGGAACCAGTTGGCGGTACCATTTCACCTGAGGAGAGGGAGCTTGTGCGTGGTTACATCACATTCCTTTCGTATTACACGGATAATGCTGACGCGCTCTTATCAGCATCCAATATCTATCTAGAAGAAGTCGCACAAAAACGTGCGCAAAATATCTCAGCAACAAAATCATTTGATGCTTTTCGCTATTGGGTTGTAGAGCAAGCCGGTTATTACGACACGTTTGAAATGCCTGACGGTAGTTTACGTCGTGTCGCTAAATCAATCAGCTTTGCAAATATGGATGACCTAGCATTTAGCGAACTCTACAAAGCCACACTCGATGTGCTTTGGAATTTTATCCTTCGTAAGCGATTCTCCACTCAAAAAGCTGTAGAAAATGCAGTATCTCAATTATTAAGTTTTACGTAGAGGCAAGACCAATGATCAAATCAAAGACCAAAGAAGAAAAGAAGTGGCTATCAGATGTAGCAGAACTGGGTTGTATTTGTTGTCGCAATATGGGGTTTGGAGCCAGTTTAGCGGAAATTCATCATGTTAGAACGGGACAGGGAATGGCACAACGGGCTAGTCATACGGATGTTTTACCACTATGTCCTCCACATCATAGAGCGTGTTACGAAACCGGTTTTCATGCATCACCTAAATCATGGCAAGAAATCCATGGTACCGAGATTGAGTTATTAGAACAGACTAAGCAAGAAGTAATGGAGTTACGAGCATGTCGAGTATAAAGAGTGTATCTGATGGATTAAAGCTTGATGATGATCAGGTTGCATGGCTCCAGCCTTGGTTATCAAAATTTGGAGCGTGGGTATATTCAGGGAGGATAGAAAAAAGGCAAAGCAGTATTATTGCTGAATTTATGGCGACAGTAGAAAGGCGTGATTATCCTGAGCGAGAAATGTGTAATGACGATGACGGGATGTTGATCGCTAAAGTGGTCGATAAAATTTATCACATAGACAGAATAGCGTTTACGCTCTTGTTACTGCGTTATGCCTTCGGTAGTTCAGATCGCGCTATTGCTCGTTATTACCACAATATAGCAAAACCGCGACAAATGATTAGGCGCAATAGAACGGTAGAATATAGAAAACCCTCGATGTCTACATGCAGAAGAGAAATTGAGGACATAATTAATTCAGCCGAATATTTAATTTACCCACATTTAAAAGATGCATTTAAAAAACGAGAAAAAGAGTGGAAAAGTAAAAATAATAGCAAGAACGTGTTGACTTCTTTGAGCCAATGATCCACTATTTAAGTATAAGTTGCCGTTTTTATACAGTGACCAACTAACCCAGCCTAAGCGCTGGGTTTTTTTGTATCTAAAACAGATAAGGCTTGCTGTTTCCTTTGTTCAGAGTTACATGTGTGTTTCACGACCAATAACTGACCAAAGGTATTAAAATATCATGTTAAAACATAGTGATATGACAGAAGAGGCAAGACTTGTTTTTGAAGTTGTTCCGCATACGAAAGAGGTAACTGTTGGCGAAGTTGCACAGTTTACTTATTTAACTGAGCCACGTTGTCAATTGATATTAACTCAGTTGGCGATGGCGGGGCTAATCAAAGAAAACATCAAAGAAAACACATTTCAAAATATCTAATACTGTGAAAATGGGCGACTGTAAAAGTGTTGGTAGCACCTTTACAGTCATTCACCCGTTCTGGTAGATCACGGACAAACTAAAGCCCACTGCTTATGTGCACAAAGCATAGTGAGCTTATCAAAAAAGGTTCTCCTGATCTATGAAAAATACTGTGAATTTAAACAGTGTAAATTTAGTCAATGATGACTCACTCAGATATATAAAAACACTTCCCGATAATTGTATTGATTTAATCGCAACTGACCCGCCTTACTTTCAGGTGAAGTCTTGTAGTTGGGATAATCAGTGGGAAAACGTAACATCATATTTATATTGGCTTGATGAAATGCTTGCGGAATTTTGGCGAGTATTAAAGCCTAACGGTAGCCTTTATATCTTTTGCGGTTCGAAACTAGCGTCAGATACAGAATTACTCGTTCGTGAAAGATTTAATATTCTAAGTCACATTGTATGGGCTAAACCATCAGGACCTTGGCGCAGGGCATGTAAAGCTGATTTACGCAGTTTCTTTCCAAGCACTGAAAGAATTTTATTTGCTGAACATTATCAAAGTCCATACAAGGGCAAAAGTAGTGCTTATCTTCAGCAATGCAAAGCGCTTAAAGAAAATGTATTTAAGCCTTTAATTGAGTATTTTAAATCTGCACGTGAATCGTTAGGAATAACAGCAAAAGAAATAAAACAGGCAACAGGTAAACAAATGGCTTCACACTGGTTTAGTTACAGCCAATGGCAACTACCGAGTGAGTCTGACTACAAAAAACTGCAGGAGCTGTTTTATCGCGTAGCAAGTGAAAAGTTTAGTAGTAATCCTTTAAATCGTAATCATACTGATTTGATAGAGGTTCAGGCTTCTCTTAGTCGAGAGTACCAGGAGCTTGCTGAACAATATCAATTATTGCGTCGCCCTTTTTCTGTCACCGTTGATGTTCCTTACACCGATGTGTGGACGTATCCACCTGTGCAATATTACGCAGGTAAACACCCTTGTGAAAAACCAGCTGAAATGATGGAACACATTATTCGCTCAAGCAGTCGCGAAGGTGATCTGGTTGCCGATTTTTTTATGGGGTCGGGTGCAACACTAAAGTCCGCATTAAAGTTAAATCGTCGAGTTCTTGGGGTTGAACTTGAGAAAGAGCGATTTGAACAAACAGAACAAGAAATAAAAGTTCTAACTTGTAAGTAATTCTTACAGGTTCAACTCTCCGGTAATTTCGGAAGTTCACATGCTCGGTTATTCTGAACAACTGAATTCCTTGCTATAAGGTTATGGTAGCGCGTAACAGTCTGGCTGAACTAAACCAGCCATCTATTTCAATAAGTCGTCTAGTGCGACTTTTTTCGTATATGCCGACCACAGAATCAATCACAACACCTCACGTTCA